TGTCCACTTTCTCAGACAACATCTTATAGATACGCTTCTCAACAGGGCTGCCTTCAATGTGCACGACAGTGCAGGGGTTGCGTTGACCCGCCCGGTGCACGCGGGCGTTTGCTTGCAGGTACGTCTCTGTAGATGTGATCGGCCCCCACCACACCACCACATTCGCAGCGTGGAGAGTTACCCCGTGGGCTGCGGCTTGCGGCTGAATCACGAGAACATGTGGTGATGCTGTGGTTTGGAACGATGCGAAGATGTCAGTGCGTTTGTTGACGGGTATGCCACCGTGGATCATTTCGCAGCTTATGCTGTTGCTCTTCAACTCCGACGCGATGATCTCAATAGCATGCCTGAACGGGGCGAACACGATGACCTTGTGACTGGCTTCTTCGATCACCTCAAGCAGCGCCGTCATGCGGTTCTTGGCGTCGAACGCCACCACTTCTCCAGTATCCGAGTAGACCGCGCCACATGACAATTGAAGTAATTTATTAAGATTGGCAGCAGCATTGATTGTTGTAATCTCTTCCCCTGCTGCCGTCGCTGCCATGTTCTTGCGGAGTATTTCGTAATACTTGTTCTGCTGTGGCGTCAGCGGTACCTCACGCGTGGTGTACGTCATGTCGGGCAGGTCGAGGCACTCTTCCTTGGTGAACCGGATCGCGGGTTGCAGCGCCTCATGCACGATGCGCTCGGCTGCTTTCTTGGGTATCCATTTGAACTGCGTGATCTTCTGCATGACCTGATCACGGAACGACCCAAAAAACTTTGGCACCCCGTTTGGGTTGATGACCTTTGCCAGTCCGTAAGCATCGACAGGAGACTGGGACGCCGGGGTGCCCGTCAGCATCCACACCCATGTGTCTGGTTTGACCAGAGAGTTGAGCACCTTCCAACGTCTTGTGGCTACGTTTTTATAGGCGTTGGCTTCGTCCACCACGATCAGGTCAAAGTCCTCCTCCTTCACCGCATCCGCGATAATTTCCAGCCCGTCGTAGTTGACGATCACGTACTCCGCGTCAGACTGCACAGCCTCGATCCGCTTATCCCGAGAATGGCTGTGAGCGATAGCTACAGTGCGGTGCATGGCAAACTTGAACAGGTCTGCTTCCCATGCTGATGACATGATTGACAGGGGGCAGACCACGAGCACCCTGCGTATGACCCCCGCTTTCATCAGGTAGTCGGACGCCCATATCACACTGGAGGTCTTGCCCGTGCCCTGCTCGTTGAAGCAGAACGCACGGCGGTGGAGGGTGAGAAACGAGGCAGTTGTTCTCTGATGTGCAAACGGGCGGTGCAAGCCGGGCCAGTCGTAGTGCGCCTCGATGGGGGAGGGCACGTTCTTCATCCGCATGTTCTTGAGAACTTGTGCTTCCTCCAACCCCCACCTCACCAACACTTCGTGGTCGCCGATCTGCTTTGACTTCGGGATCACCGTAGTGATCCGGCTTGGCTCACGTACCTTCAGCAGCAGCGCCTTGTTCTCTATGATTTGCACTCTGTCTCCAATGGGAAAACACTCAAAAGCGGTCTTTTGAGTTGAAAATTCTTGGCTACTTACGGTAGCCACTCGATCTGCTCACGTCCCTAAGATAACGCGCAGACTGGTGCGGTTGTTGGGAGAGTGACTTGTGGTCACATGCGCTGTCTTACACTCACACCTGAATCAGACGGCGCATTTCCAGCACAAACTTCAATCTAGTGCCGGGGCTGCACTTTGTCAACCCCGCTTGCGTTCTTTTTTGCTGATCTCGGAAACGAGATTGCCCTTGCTGTCGCGCTTGAATGAACGGTTGGCTGACCGGGATTGCACCTTCAACCCATCACCGTTCGTGCCGCCCTTGTCGAGCGCCTTCACATGGGCAACATCCATACCGTCACCCTTGCGCACCTTGCCTTCCTTCATCAGCTTGTACCGCGCACGGTTACGGGCCATGCGTTTCTTAACCTGTTCAGGAGTTCCTTGATACTTCTCGTACTCTTGTGCGTAGTTACGCTTTGTCATGGAGTTTCTCCCTTCTAGTAATTTCTCTTTGGATGTACCAAGCCGCCTTACGCAGATCCTCGATGGCGTCGTTCTTCAGGTCGGCTCTCCAAATATATTTTACAGCGTTTCCAAGGCAGAAGTTCATATGCTCCGTGACTTGGATGCACTCGATATTGGCAGGGTGATTCGTGTAGTGCTTGGGATGATCGACGGTATCGTGGATAACGTCACGGAGGGTTTGCTCTTTCATTTTCTCCCCTTCGGCTCCCAGTGGGTGCAGTCGGAAACGGGGCACCACCCCTTGCACGTGAAGTTTGGACGTGGGTTCCACACGTCGTGCTCTATTGCTTTCTCTAACCGTTCGGTATCTTCAAACCATGGACGCCACATCACGAACTCGTCACGCTCGTGGAAGTCGGCTTTCACAAAGTCATTTGCCACAACAAACAACAGCCCCGCCTTGACCTTCTTCACATGCGGGAAGTGCTTGAACACGGACAGCGCCATCAACTCCAACTGCTTCACATCCGCATACTTGGATGATTTGCCTGTCTTGTAGTCCACGATCCAAGCACGGTCAGGCTGAAGCACGATCAGGTCAGCAATACCACGCCACCAAACATTCTGATCCGAGAACCGACAAGGCTCCAACTGGTACGTCAGCCCCATGCGGTACTCGCACAGCTTCTCGCCCTCTTTATCTTTCAGCGTCTGCAACGGGCGCTCCATGAATTCAAACTCTTTTGGAATCGGAGTGCCGTTCTTGATGTACTCCTCCGCAGCTTTGTGCGCTCGGTTGCCGTAGATGATGGCGTCCGATAGCGGTTCTTTCACATCCTTCTTTACCTTGAGCCTGTAATACTTGTGCGGGCACTGCTTGAACAAGTCAAGGGACGAATACGACCACGTGTATTTAACGGTGTTGGTCATACTTATCTTTCTCGTAAAGAATAGAGGTGTACGCTAACCGACACTCAACAAGCGCAGTCTTTGCGTGTTCAATTGCCTTGTCGTAGTCCCGCTCCAACATCGCTTCGTGCAGCTTCTTCAATGCCTTTTCCGCCATCATGCACGGCATCGCGTAATCAACAATCGCCATAACTTCTCCCCATTCCTGATTCACAATTCAAAGGTAACGTCTGCGCCCACTCGGGACGCCAACGCATGCATTCTTCCACGTACGCCCGAGCCTCGTCGGCTTCCTCTTCAGGTGTGATACAACACACAGCGTCGTGGACTGTCAATACCACCCGATACTTCTTGCCGATTCTCACCATCTGCTCGGCAATCACGCACCGGGCAACGGCTTGGCAGATGTTCTCGGTCAGCTTCCCACCATATATCTTGACCGCTCCCCGCCGGGTGTCATAAACATATTCCTCGTTGCCTTCAGGGGTAGTGACTTTACGTACACCCTCATACCGCTGCCATAAACCACTTGGCAGGAGGAAGCCGAACTTCCGAGCGTCAAACTGTACGGCATCAACAACCCCATACTTGGCTGCGGACTGACTGAGCATCGCCTCTACGCACCGCTGCCCCTGCTTCCACAACGCCGGGATCTTGTCGTATGTGGTGCGATATACGTCGATGATGCGTTGCGCTTCATCTTCCTCGATGGTGACGTTGAACGTCTTTAACTGTGCCTGAAACTTCTTGGCACCCATGCCGTAACCCGCACCAAGAATGGTTGTCTTGCCGACGAATCGTTCTGCGTCGGTTATATCCCCTACGTCTTTGTTGTAGATGGACGCCGCCATGATTTTGTACGGGTCATGCTTCATGTCCTTTGTCTTGACCCCGGCGGCTTTCTCCTCGTTGTTCTTCCTGAATGTCTCCAACAAATCATCCTGCCCCGCCAACCACGCAACCGTCCGTGCTTCGATCTGACTTGAGTCACAGTCGATGGCTAGGTACCCCTCGGGCGCTTGGATTGCATTTTTAAGTTTTCCTGCGTTCTGTCCCCGGCTAGGAAGATTCTGAAGGTTGATCTTGTCATCGCCGCCCCACCGCCCAGTATGCGCTGCGTAGTACTTGATGGGTACGGGCAGGGGGCCACGCTCGGAGATTTGTATGAATCTCTCTGTACGTGTTTCTTCAAGAGTGGTCTTGGTTCCCAGTCGCGCCCCTACCAGTGTCTGCACCTTTGGGTCGTGGTGCTCCAACAGCGCCTTGAAGTCCTCGTCGGTCTTGGCGAATGCCCAAGTCTCCTTGCCTGTTCGAGCAGATATCTTTCTGGGTGGATCTACGCCGAGCTTGACAAGAAGTTCTGCAAACTTGTCGTTGGACATCAGTGACTCGCGGTCTGCCGCAGCAGCCTCAAGCAGCTTCGCTTTCTTTGTTTTCACGTTCTCCAAGTGCTCGACCAGCAACCCCCTGTTCAGCACCAACACTGGCTCGATGAACATCCGCAGGGTGCAGTCGATTACCTTAAGTTCCTTAACCGGGAACCCTTCAAGAAGTAGATCAAACAAATCGCGGGTAAGGCTAACGTCATTGCAGCAATACTTACCGTAATCAGAAAGATCCTCAGCAGAAAAATCAGCACGTCGTTTGCCCATTGCACTAATGACTGCATCGCCCTTGACTCCTATGTTGTACCGCTCCGCAAGAGCCTTGAGACTCCCGCCTGCATCCACCCCATGGATGGCCCGCGCCATGCACAGCGTATCCAACCACGCCTTCGGCTTGATACCAAACTTCCAAGACAGAATCGCGCCGTCGAACTGGGTGTTATGTGCCAGTGCAAACGAATTCGCCCAGTCAAACTGACGTAGCCATTTACCAACTTCTTCGTGTGTGCCGCTGAACCACTGTGGACTGTTTTTGTCTTGGGCAACCGCTACACCAATGATCTCAAAGTCGTCGTGCCGTACGTATTCTTCTGTGGTTAGCTTGGATAGACTGAACAGTTTGTCGTAATACGTTTCAACATCTATCGTCAGTATCTTCATTGCACTCTTCCCATTTCTTTCTTTCTAGTTCTTCTCGCAGCGACTCAATCAGCCGCCGCTTGTTCACCACGGGCAACGTAGCGACGTTGGTTTCTTTTGGCTTTAACTCTCGTCTGATTATCTTCGGCTTGCCCTGCTCCACCTTGGGCTTGGTGGATATCCTCGTCGTTTGTGCCGTCTCGACAAACTTCTCATGCGTCGAGAAACGATGGTCGCATTTCATGCATCTGCGCCGCCGCCACACAAAGTCATCAAACTTCTGTGTCTCAATAACCTCTGTAGCGTAGCTGCACTGCATGCACTTCACACTACCTCTCCCAACTTACGCAAAAAATCTTTGAACAAGTCGCCGGGTTCGACGGTCTTGTGGCGCATGTTCTTGGGATCTTCCTTCTTGACGAGGAACCCTGCGGCGCACAGTTTTTTCAGCCGTGCGTGGATCGTAGCGCGTGACGCGAACGGGCACTTCACAATTTTCATGAC